GAAGACTTCTTGGTCTTGGTATGAAGAAGATTTTTGGCAGTGAAGAGAATCCTCTACCGTGGCTTGACTATATGTTGAACGCAGTAGAGCACACTAACTTTTTCGAAAATCGTGCCACCGAGTACGCTCGAGCAAGTACTACGGGTAACTGGCAGGACATATTTAAATAGGATCTTATTATGGAAACTGAAGAAAAACCAATGCTTAACTTCAATGACAAGGACTATCCTTTAGAAGACTTAAGTGATCCAGCAAAAATGATTGTGGCTAACTTGCAAGATATTGCAAGAAAAACCTCCGAAAGTAGGATGCAACTAGATCAGCTAGAGGCTGCTAGAGTGCATTTTACTTCTTTGCTTGAACAAGAACTAGAAAAGGGAGCGTAAGCTCCCCTTTTTATAATATATCCCCCTCATATCGAGAAGTCCATATTGTTAAACTATATTTTGTACCAGCAGTTATTTCTTCACATTGATGCCCGTGAGTAACCTGGCCCGGAAAAAGTATGCAATCTCCTATTTTTGTGTTATCGTTAGACATATTCTGTCGAGGATAGACTAAACTACCTCCTTCATAAGCTTCATTTAGCTTGATACTTCCCGTAACTAAACTTGCATCATGGTGTAAAGCCAGTTTATTTTGAGTTTCTGGAGTATACTTCATAACAAAAGCATCTCTCACTCCATACATTTTTATAGGGTGCCAATACGCTTCTACTATTGGAACCACTACATTTGTCCAATGCTCCTCTAGTTCTTCATACACTCCATGTCCTAGCTCTTTTACTCTTATCTCTTGAGCAGGAAATAAATCATTAGGAAGAGGCTCCCAACCTCCGTGCTGCTCAGCAATTTTAATTAATTTATTACACCATTCTTCAGAAGCAAACTCTATTTCCAACATATCTGTATGAATTATGTTATACATATTTGTAGGAATAAGTCCTGTATAAAAGTCTTCATATAAAGAGTCTAGCTTGTGTTTTGCTTCTGGGCCTCCATTACCGTGAAATAGACAACCATAGCATCGAGTCTCTTCATTATAAATCTGATGTCCTTGTTTTCTTACAGACTCATCGTATGTTTGAAAAATATACTGTTCTGCGTCTAGCTGTGCATTGAACTCCCCAGACAAAAACTTTTCTTGCATAAATAACTGGTCATCTTGATAATCTTCAATGCTTCCTTCCAGAAATCTTTTTAGCTCTCCTACCTCTCCTATAAGAGTACCACTGTTTAAGTATTTGTATTGAGTGGGTTGTTCAGGAAACAAAGGAGCTAAAGTAGTATCTGGCCAGCAAACTTTCTCAGAGGCAAAAAGCAGTCGAGTGCCAAATGTATGCCACCTATCTACTATCTGTTCAAGGTTATCGGTAAAAAAGACATCATACCCATCCACAAACATTACTATATCCGTATCAGGTAGAGTACTAAGGTGCTGTTTAAGAAGGTTAATTTTTTGACCCCCTCCCGGGCCGGACATATCAGTGCCTCTCCATTCAACATTCTTACCTATATTTGTAATAGAAATATTTTTGTGCTCAGCACTTTTATACAGTCTAAAAGCTTTCCACTCATCAGTAGCACAAGTAAGTACATGAACCATATAATTATCAAACCAGTCAGAAACAGAAGGGTCAATATCATGTCCTGCAACGTCTCTATAAAGTTGCTTTGCCATCGTTACATCAGCAGCAAGGACATTTAGTTTTTTCTCTGCTATCTTCTCAGAAAACCAGTCATCTAATGGAATAATACTAAAATCTTTTTCATTTGTAAGATTTAATAAATTTCTAGCTCCTTGAGGCGTTAATAAGTATGCGTGAGTATTATAAGGAAATGCTGGAGTTATAAACCCATCTCCATGATGTACAACATTTTCCGGAATATTCTCATTATATCCTAGATAGATAAAATCCAGAGCGGGGTCGTTAATTCGAGAAAGAAGAACACCTTCGTCATACTCTGCCGTAAAAAGAGCATCATCCTCTAATACAAGCATGGGACTATCACTTCTTGATACAATTTCCCAACATTGCATATGGGATTTAAAACAACCGTATTCCCCTTTTGTCATTCGACGATTTCGAAAAGGGTCTCTCCAGTTTGGTCGCATTTTTGCAGAAGATATTTCTTCGGGAGTAAGAGTTCGCCCGTCTATGGCGTAAATTACTTGAGCAGCTGTTAAGTCGTGATGTTGAAGTCGCTCAGGACGGCGCTCTAAGTTAATAATTAACCTATTTATCATTGTTACCTCAAAAAGTTTGGTAGGAAAAAGTAATTATACTAAACTTTAACAAAAAAGTCAAGTATTATTTTAAGAAGGTACGGTCATTGTAATAGACCGTTTTGTATAGTTGTTTTCTAACAATTCTTCTATTGCGGTTGCATTTGTACCATTCATTTTGTTACTCGTTATTTTGTTTGCACAATGATTGTATATTTTACTATCGGCATTTGGAGTGCACATCTCCATTGTTGTGCAGTTTATACTCGCAAGCCAAGTATTTCGTGCAGTTGTCATGTTTTGATCATACATCCATGATTTACTACCCGCATTGTTTTGACCAATAAGCGACATTTCCCATGCAAGATTCGTGCCACTTACTTGACCTGCGTTCAGCATAATAATTGTGTCTTCATCTTCAATCTTCCAAACAATCCAATTAGAGTCAGAACACTTCTCTGTAAAAGCATCTTTTATAAATTGTTTTTTCTCCGCAGTAGTTGTTACTTGAGGGTACAAATGAAAAGGATAAGATCCTGCAAGCATGTCTGCTTCTGACGTAGACCAACAATGATCAAATTCTGCGTCTGAAAAAGATGTAATATTTGTAAATGTGTAATTCATTATATTTCCTATGGATTAAGTTTTACTTTCAGAGCCCCGGAACCATCCCAGTTTGAAGGACTAGAAGCCAAATTCCAGCTCCAGACTGTGTAATTATACTGACTATTATAAGCATGGGATGCAGAAGATGTAGCTAAAGTACCAAGGCTACTCTCATACGCGCTAGTAAAAGCATTCTGTGCTCTATTTCCGTTAATATATACAAAGAAAGTTCGAGAAGTAGTTCCTTTAAATGAAACTTCTGTAAAGAATATTCCCATTACTCTACCTGTAACAAAAATATCATCGTCTGCAATACTTCCGAAAGCAGAAGCGGTGCCAATACCTTCACTATATCCTGCGGAGCCTGGTATAGAGCCTCCCTGAGTAACAGTAGTGCCTCCCCTGCATTGGTTCATACTGATTTCGCCACTAAAATCATTTGCAAGAGCACGAACATCGCTGTCATTTAAAGAAACTTGACCCGTCAAAGTCCCTCCAGCATTTACGTGGATATTTCCTAAAGTAAAACTACCAGAAAGTGGGACTACCATTTTATGTCCAGATTGCTGCCGCTACTGTACCTACAAGAGTATCTTCTCCTGAATAGTCTGTTGCGGAACCTCCATCCTCTACATAACGACTAATAGTAATAATATCTTCCACAGCCGCAGGAAGTACATTATCATCAGGATCGTCGAAAGTATACCTATAGACGATTTCTAAGGTAGGGTGTTTAACATTTGTATTATCTGCTGCCGAAGTATCAGCGGCTGGGCGTACAGTAATGTCTCTTACTGTGCGTGTTTTAGTAATTGCCATGATTTATTTCTCCTCTAAGGCTTTTTTTAATTCATTAATTTGTTTTTGCTGTTCTCGAACTGCTGCCCAAAGAACAGAAACCATTTTACCGTAGTCAAGGCTTTTAACTTCTTCAGTACCTACTTCTACTATGTTTTGATCGTCGTCAGCTTCATCAATTTCAGTTATAGCATTCTGATTAGTATCAACTAATTCTGGCAAGACTTTTTCAACTTCTTGTGCAATAAATCCAAGGCTAGGCTTTCCAGATTCTATCCAGTCAAATCTTTTAGGCTCTAGCTGCTCCACAATATCCAAGCCATTTTCTAATTTTTCTATGTTAGTTTTCTTTCTAATATCAGAGTACGCTGTAACATTGCCCGTAGCAACAAGAGCACCATATACGTTAATACCTCCAGAAACAGTTCGAAGTTTTTCGTTACCCACATGGAATAGTTGTACATAAGGCGAGCTGCTTTGACAAATACCAACTATTAAGTTTCTATTAGACCCATTGCTGTCTTCCCCTTGAATATAAATGTTTCCATAAGTATGATTATAGTTTCTAATATAGTTATGGTTGCTTGTATGCTGAATTCTAAAGTCTGCACCGTTGCCAAAGCGTACTTGTTTACCATCTTGCCACTCAGTGTGACCAGTTACGTTATCATCCGCATCATATCTAATAAACGCAGTAGAATCTAGACCATCAATTGTAGCTGCGTCAGTAGTTGTTAGGCCGCCTTCCCCTTTCTGACCTTTTGCACCTGTTGGACCTGTTCCACCTGTTCCACCTGTTCCACCTTGAGCGCCCGTTTGACCTTTCTGACCTTTTGCACCTTGAGCACCTTGTGGACCTTGAGGACCTGCCGGACCCTGTGCACCAGTAGCACCCTTCGCACCTTGTGGACCCGTAGGACCTGTTCCACCTGTTCCACCCTGTGCACCAGTAGCACCCTTCGCACCTTGTGGACCCGTAGGACCTGTTCCACCTGTTCCACCCTGAGCACCCGTTTGACCTTTTTGACCTTTTGCACCTTGTGGACCCGTAGGACCTGTTCCACCAGTTCCACCCTGAGCACCTGCAGCACCCTTTTGACCTTTTGCACCTGTCGGACCTGTACCACCTGTTGGACCTGTTGGACCGCTTGAGCCAATAAGCTGCCACATTGGATCTCGAATGTATAAGGTATTTGTACCAAAGCCACTCCAATTCAATATTACAATCGAAGCCCACGCAGCCCCTGAAGTTGGCGTATAGGTATACTCGTGAGTCACCCAGCTTGTAGTAACTCCTTGATTTTCTCGCCAGTTTGTCTTTCCGCTCGTATCCTCTTGAACAAGAGCATAAGTAGCACTATTTGATACTGCGACTTTTCCAGACGGAAGAGAAGCATTATATTCATATACGCGAATATAAATACCATTAGAGGCTGAAGTGCTTCCTTTTAGTTTTACAGAAAGTTTGTGTGTTTCATTACCTGCAAGATTTACACGGAAAGCAGGAAAAGCAGCACCGATTTGAGTATCACTACTACTTTCTAACATCATTGCTTCTTCGGTAGCATTCCAATTAATTGTATTTACGTTTCCGTTGCTATACGCAGGAACTGCTCCGTAAGGCGCGTCTGTAAGACCGATTTCACCCTTCTGACCTTTTGATCCTTGTGGACCTGTTCCTCCAGTTCCACCTTGAGCACCTGTAGCACCCTTTTGACCTTTTGCACCTGTCGGACCTGTTCCACCTTGAGCACCTGTTCCACCTTGAGCACCAGTAGCACCCTTAGCACCTTGCGGGCCTGTTGGGCCCGTAGGACCTGTTCCTCCAGTTCCACCCTGAGCACCTGTAGCACCCTTTTGACCTTTTGCACCTGTCGGACCTGTACCACCTTGCGGACCTGTTGGACCAGTACCCCCTTGAGCACCTGTAGCACCTTTTTCACCCACGCCTCCCATTGGACCAAATCTAAAGAAGTTAGTCATATCGGTGCCTGTGCTGTAAAAGGAAGAGTCTAAGTAAAATGTTAAATTCGCCGCAACATCAACCGTTCTTACAAGTGATCCATTGCGATAATAGCGAATTTTATCATTATCATAAGTAATTGTGAAAACATCGCCTGCACTATACGAAGCATTATTCCCTATACTAGAACTATTTTCGTAGATTCTGCTGACTCCGTCTCCTACACAATACCACTGATAGTCAATAGTCGCATAGCTTGTATTTGTTGTTGGGTCTGTATTTAAACCCATCATAAACCACTTATTATTTTGATTAGGTGAGAATGTTACATAACAGCCCCCAGTATAACCAACCGTTGATCTTACTTCACCATTCCAGCTACCATTATTCGTAGTTTTTGAGACTTTGTTTCCAGTCGAATCCAACGACATATTAGAAGTTATAGCGAGTCCAAGATCCGTATTTGCGTTGCCGGCTTCGCCTTTCGATCCTTGAGCACCTGTAGCACCCTTTTGACCTTTTGCACCCTGCGGACCTGTTCCACCTGCTGTACCTTGAGGACCGGTAGAACCAGTAGCACCCTTAGCACCTTGTGGGCCTGTTGGTCCCTGAGCACCAGTAGCACCCTTAGCACCTTGCGGGCCTGTTGGACCTGTACCACCTTGAGCACCAGTTCCACCTTGAGCACCCGTAGCACCCTTTTGACCTTTTGCACCTGTCGGACCTGTTCCACCTGCTGTACCTTGAGGACCGGTAGAACCAGTAGCACCCTTAGCACCTTGTGGGCCTGTTGGTCCCTGAGCACCAGTAGCACCCTTTTGACCTTGCGGGCCTGTTGGACCCGTAGGACCTGTTCCTCCAGTTCCACCTTGAGCACCCGTAGCACCCTTTTGACCTTTTGCACCTGTCGGACCTGTACCACCTTGCGGACCTGTTGGACCAGTACCCCCTTGAGCACCAGTAGCACCTTTTTGGCCTTGTGGACCTTGCGGACCTACTTCACCTTTTAGTCCGCTTGAAGAGCCTACCCAAGCACCTGCTGCACTAATGACATTTGTGCCGTTTACAGAAACGTTTGAGCCATCCCATTTAAGTTCTTCTCTATTGCTCCAGCTAACATCATTGTCTGGAAACGCAAACATTCTTACGCCGCCTTCTGAACCTATTGCGACTATTTCTCCTGAAATATTTGCGTCTAAAGGAATGTAAGCCTCTCCTCCTGTGAGTATAAGTTGGTTATCATGCCCTATACGAATACCCCCGTCTGCATTCAAACGCTTTATAAGAGATTGACCATCTACACGAAGAATATCTCCAACGTCGGGAGTAAAGTTTAAAGCTCCTACGGCATTTAGGGTCATTGTTCCTGCTAAAGTAATATCATTTACATTCGTAATATCATTACTATTTAAACTGAGATCAGTACCTGTACGAAGCGTAGTATTTGCATCTCCAAGAGTAAGTGTAACTCCAGAAGTGCCTCGAATTTCTCCATTCTGTTCGAATACGATATCTACACTATTTGTGCCGTCACCAATAAATACGTCTGAAGTAGTATCTCCAATAGAAATATCTCCGCCAGCATTTGTAATGAGCAGATTACCACTTGAGTCTGTTTCGATTTTTGCGTCTACGTTTCCACTTGAATCTTTTAATTCAATTTTCCGCGACGCTGGTGTAATTAATACATCATTGCTCATTTAATTCTTCCTCCCAGTCTTTTACGCTTGCGTGTAGACGAATTGTTTTGTCCAAATTTTGACTGTCTTGGCATTACCGTTTTCTTCTCTTTAACATTGCTTGGCTTGTCCATATATATTTCTATGGGCTTTTCGAACCAGTGTTCCAGCCCATCTCCTGCGTTGGTACTACTACTGTAAACTCCTACCTGTAAAAAATAATCATAATTTACAGGTTCAATTGTTTCAGTCTTTCTTTCATAAGCCCCAACAGCAGATGCTGTAAATTGTTCGTACTCTGCAAACCCATATACATAAGTATCTGCTGTAGTTGCAGGAAGCTGCTCCGCAGTAGTACTTCCATCATAGTGTCTACCGTTCTGATATGCATTTGCTTGTTTTGCATATAGATAAGGATATGTACCGCTAAACCCTGAATTTAATTTTATTTCTGCCGCAGTATATACAGTAGAGCCTGCAGGTACAAATACCATTTGCATAAATCCTGCTTGGTTGTTAGAAGAAGTGTCTCTAAATACTTTCCAAGCACTTTCGTCATCGTCCCAACTTCTCCAAGCATAAGAACCCCACTGCACTGTGTCTCCTTCTCTCCATTGATGATTTATAGAGGTTATTATTTGCGGTGCTCCCATTCTGTCTGGTCTTTGATTTCCATCGCTAGATGCTTGTACTCCATTTACAGGAGAAGTATTTCCAGTAGTTGCATCCCAAGGATTATTTATGTAACAATTTACAAAGTTAATATCTCCACCCGCTCCATGGAATGGCCAGGACCTAAAGTACTCAATGTAATTATTTTCAAGTATAGCGTTATGATGAAAATAGTACATATACATCGGTCTTTGTTCATGAAACGTAATATAATTATGTCTAAATTGAGTAGCTCCCACTCTCATATGATGCATCATTACACCATAATCATCAGACCTTCCAAAATGGTTATAACAAATTGTGGCTCGAGGTTCATACATTGAATCAAAACTCCCTACAACATAAGAAGCTTTCCATGAAATATTGTTGTTTTCGTTGTAGTTATTATTACTACTATATCTCCAAAAGTTTAGAGTACCGTTATAGCACACATTTCTTCTTCGAGGTATTTGATGCCCGTCTCGCATATACATACAAGCATTATTGCCCCTGTTGTTTGGCTGCCATGAGCATCCCTCCATACCAGAAGCATACTGACCATAGCTAGTATTTTCATAGCTCAAATAGCCGTTAACGCCCACTCCTCGATACCAAGTACTGTTTGTACTATTTGATCCAATTCCATCAAATAAGCAGTTACGGTATCTAACTCTTCTATAATAAGCATCTCCGCCTGTCATTCTTGTATGATAAATATAAGGTCTATCTTCTGAAGTTGATGCCTGTCCGTCTGCTTCTACTGTTGCTGCTGCAATTACAGTATCTCTTTCAAAGATTGTAACCCAACCACCTTTCTTTCTATCGTTTGCTAAATTATTCGTAACAACTATAGAAGTAGAGTTTGGAATAGACTCAATTTCATACATCATCTCATAATCCCAGTTTGTATCATTAGGATTATTTGCTTCTATAAGTACTCTTTGTCCAACAGCCATTCCTGCAGTAGAGGCAACTTGAATTGTTCTTACGCCACTAGAGACATCTGTAAGTATGGGAGTGGCAATTTTTTGCACATCATCTCCAGAGTTGTGGTAAAATTCTGTGCCTGTTCTGTATACTTTTTCGCCAACTACGGACCCTGATATAGCACTATTACAGGTAATTCTGTTTGCGTTCTTTCCAATATCTGTAATAGTTTTAATATTTCTATTTGATCCGGTACCAAAAATAATTTTTTGTCCTACTCGAAAAACTGAAGCATCTTCTACAAATATTTTTGATCCTGCTACTCGAGTAATTTCTTCACAAGGACCAACAAACCAACGAGGATATACTGTATTTCCAGAAATATCATGAACAATCATTCCTTCGTCCATGAAACGATCATACTCCCAATCATCACAGTTTTCAAAAGATCGGTAAACACTAATCCAGTCACCCGCGGCAAATCCTGTACCTGAAGTAAAACTTAACGAAGTAGAGCCGATACTTGCTGCAGATGCCATAGTTGTTTGTTGATTTGGATTTGTTCCTTCTACTTCTAACCAATTATACTTTTGGCTGTTAAATCGCAAACTATGGTTATCGCTGTTGTTTCCTTTTATCTCAAGACGAGCACCATTCTCCATGCGAAAGTACGCGCCTGTAGTTGAATCGTTCTCTGTAAAGTAATCACTCGTGCCTGTAGAAGTAACATCCAACTGACCGTTCATACGAAGCTTGCCACTACCAGTAATATGTAATTTACCATTAATAGTAGAGTTATCGTACCCGTTTGTAGTACGACGGTCATCACTTACAGTGACAATATGCCCTGCAGCAACAACAAAAGCATCTCCGTCTACAGGTACGGCTGATCCGCCCCAAGTAGAAGTGCTATTAAAGTTTCCAGATTGTGTAGACGTTCTCGTAGCCATTATTCAGGTAACTCCATTGTATCCTCTAGCGTAGGATCATCTTCTACTTCTATTTGTATAATTACTTGATCGGAAGTATCCGCTATTACTTCTTGCCAAAATGAAGCACTTCCTGAGGTATTCTGAACAGTTACTTCCCCTGTAGTTTTATTATAAACTAGTTCACACTGCATACTCTACCTCAAACTTCTCAATATCTTTACGCTCGGCTTGTACAAAGTAGAAGTACTCTACGCCTTTCACATAAACTTTGTTATCTTTAATATCGGTTACACACAGATTTTGTGGCTCGCCGATTGCTGTTAGTTGTACTGTAATTGTATCTTCATCCACGAGACCTAACCAATACTCTGGTAGCTCAATTACAGTACCTTTGTTTCTTCCTCGAATATAAACACCGTGTTCTGGTCCCTCCAAAGAGCCGTGATGCAAGCGCATACCTTCTTTTGTAGGATGCTCAATATCAAACGACTTGGTTGTTGCTGATAAAGAGCCTGTGCAGACAACATCACCTGTTGATGAAATTGTCATTGCTGTTCCGTCTACGGTGTTTGAGAAAGTGAAGCCGTTTCCTGTTAGTCCGGTTGAAGCACTCCAAACTCCTCCATAATTACGGAAAGTACCACTACTAGCTGTGTAAACATTAGAGTCGGAAGTAAATCCAGAACTATTTAAGTATGCTCGTCGAGATCCTCCAGTAGTAAACTCAAGAAGGTCCGCAGAGGAACTATACATTCCTGTATTCGTATCACCATGGAAAGTGTGGGTTGGTGCAGATTGAGAACCGTCTGTAGTGCGTACTGCATTATTTACTCTAAGAGCTCCATTAAAATAAGCAGTTCCATCTGTTTGTAGGCCCCAACGAAGAGTAGTGTTCGAATCAGTAAGCTCTAAATCATGGTTTGATCCAGCACCATTCGGTCCTGTAACAAACTGGTACCAATATCCATTTCTAATTGCTCCATCTGTAGGCAGGTCATGAGACCCAGAATTTACAGAGTAAAACTCAAAACAAGGATCTGAGTATGATCCTAAAGTATATGGGTTGTAGCCTCCAGTAGTATCATTACCGTAAGCACAAGAGTATCCTGCAAAATAGCCATACTGGTTAATATTAGAAGCCGAGCCTTTAGTATAAATAGGCCCGTGCATTGACGAATAACTTCCAGGGAACCTGGCTGTAGAAAACGTTGCGTGCTTCTGCATAACACCATAAGTATCTACAAATCCACTAGTAAGATTTAGGTCGTTTCCATCAAATTGTAAGCTGGTTTCACCATTAATGGCGGTGCTGGAGGATGCAGTAAGAACTCGATTGTCTGCGAAGTTTGTAATGGCAGTAATACCTGCCTGCTCGCCCTTTTGTCCTTTTGCACCTTGTGGTCCTGTTCCTCCAGTTGGTCCTGTTGGTCCGGTTCCTCCAGTAGATCCTTGAGAACCAGTCGCGCCTTTCGCACCTTGTGGACCTGTTCCACCCGCAGTGCCTTGCGGACCTGTTGCTCCTACTTCACCTTTTTGACCTTTAGTACCTTGAGGACCCGTAGCGCCCGTAGCGCCTTTTGCACCTTGTGGTCCTGTTCCACCCGCAGTACCTTGTGGACCCGTAGCACCTGTTGCACCTTTTGCACCCTGGGGACCTGTTGGACCTGTTGGACCAGTAGCACCTTGAGCACCTTGAGCACCTACTTCACCTTTCTGGCCTTTTGCACCTTGTGGACCTGTTGAACCTGTATCACCTTGTGGGCCTTGAATTGATCCACCACTTACCCAAGCAGACCCATCCCAAATATGAAGGGAGTCGTCTGCTTGTACAATATATGCGTCACCTTTTGTGTTACCAGAAGAAGGAAGATTGCCTGTAGTTGCAACTTGACCTTCCATTGTAATACCTGTGCCTGTTGCACCAGTAGCACCTTTTTGACCTTTTGCACCTTGAGAACCCTGTGGACCCTGTGGACCAGTAGCACCTTGAGCGCCGGTGGCTCCCTTAGCACCTTGGGGACCCGTTGGACCTGTTGGACCAGTAGCGCCTTGAGGGCCTGTTGGACCTACTTCGCCTTTGAGACCTGTGCTTGGACCAGACCAAGTACCATCACTTGCTATAACTTCGGTTCCGTTTATGCCAATGTTTCCATTAACATCCAGAGTTTGAACGGGAGACGTTTTCTTAATACCAAATCTTTCATTCACAGAGTCCCAGTGAACTTTTGCATTTCCTTCATCATTATAGAGATAAACTTGTCCCTCAGTGTGCGTAATTAGAAGTCTATCTAAATGAGTTCCATTATGGCTTGCTTGGAATAAGTACCCTCCATATCTATCTGGAGAAGTTTCATCCTGTATACTTCTAAAGGTTGCATTGCTATCATCAACCCACATTTCTAATTTCTGAGGGTCGCTGGCTGTTAGTCTATTTAATGTAAGAGGCTGGCTTCCTGTATCAGTGTCAATATCTATGTTGCCATCAATAAGAACATTACCATCAACAGTAAGTCCGTCAGTTACAGCGGTGCCTATTATATTAATACCCGTATTTGTTGTGCTAAGCTTAGTGTTACCATTATATTTAAGAGTAACTGTTCCGCCATTAGTCGCAGTCATGTATACGGAATCGTCCGCAGCATTCTTTAACTGAAAGTCTGTAGCGAGTATTTGTAAGTTACCTGATCCTTGATCGGAAATATAACTATTTGTACCGTCGTGATAAATTTGAAGATCGTTATCGTCACCAAACTGTACTTTATTGCCGTCTGGAATTGTGCTGTTTGCGTACTTATTTACATAGTAGCCATGATCAGAAGCCGACATTTGGTAGTTGCCCAAGAATAGCATATTAATACGAGCATACATTCCACTCGTATTTGCAGGATTCTTTAATGTATATCGTACCTTTGTAACACCGTTACCGTTATTTCCAGAAACTTGACGAGTTACCATGTTCTCTTCGTTATTTGTAATATCGCACTCAGTTTGCCATGCACTGTTTCGGAATGTTTCTATCTTAACGCCTCGTGTTCTCCACCCTGCGTTTCCGAAAACAATTCCTACATACGCAGTATATACAGTTTGAGGGATGTCTTCAATAAGAATTACAAGCTCAGTTGTTGAGTCTGCAAAAACATGGTTTCCTCCATTTCCAGAAGGATCTCTAAACCATTTAGAAGCGGGAGTAAAAGAAGTTCCTCCCATAGTAGAAGTTACAGTGTATCTTTGGTCAGCGCCTGCTAATATATTATGGTGTGCATAATCAAATACACCAGCATTCTCAATACTATGATCTGGAACAACCTTAGATAAAATTGTGCCACTAGCACCCGTGCCTATGCCTCGTCCTAATAAACGGTTAGTACTTGCAGTAAGTGCGCTAGTATTAAATGTTAGATTACTTTCACCAGCAAGAGCAGTACTCGAAGTTGCAGTAACAACTCGATCATTCGCGAAGTTTGAAATAGCAGTAATACCAGCTTGTTCACCTTTTTGACCTTTAGCGCCTTGAGGACCAGTTGCGCCGGTAGCGCCTTTAGCACCTTGAGGGCCTGTTGGTCCTTGCGCACCTTGAGGACCAGTAGCACCCGTAGCACCTTTCGCACCCTGCGGACCAGTAGCCCCTACTTCACCTTTTTGTCCTTTTGAACCTTGTGAACCTGTGGTGCCTTGTGACCCTGTTGTACCCTGAGCGCCAGTGGCTCCCTTAGCGCCTTGGGGGCCCGTTGGACCGGTTGCTCCTTGTGGACCGGTTGCTCCTACTTCACCTTTCAGCCCAGAGCTAGATCCTGTCCATTCGCCACTTGAGTTGATAACACTAGAGCCATTTATCTTCAATCCGCCTTTTGCGTCAAATACTCCTCCGCGATCTAAAATTGCAGTAGTTGTCCAAGTTTGTGAGCTTGATAGACGACTTTGTCCGTATCCCCAATAAAAAATTCCGCCTGTACCGTTTGCATTTGAATCACCCGCAAAAACTGTGTGAGTAACGGAGCCAAGAACTGTAAGATTATCGGTATTTGAGGGCCAATGACTGTCTTGATCGTCGTCAAAGTCAAGCCATCCAGCACCTGCATTTCCTAAAAGAGCATCTTTTAGTTGAACTGTTCCGTCTTCATTGACATAAAATAAATTATCGGTAGTTCCATCTTTTCGTACAGCAAAGATTCTATCTGTATTATTGTTATTTGAATCCATGTTGATAAAGACACTACCAGGTGCGTCAATGTGTGCAGCGCCTGCACTATCTTTTCGAAGAGCAACAAGAGTAGTATGTATATCAGTAGTATTCTGATCTACAACAAATGCCTGTCCATAGATTTTACCTGAGTTATCAATTTTTGCTTTTGTTGTATTTGCGGTTGTTTTGAAAAGTACATTACCACTACTTCCAGTATGAAGTATAATATCGCGAATAAGAGCTGTGTCGCCTTGTCCAATTTCAATATCTTGTCCCGAAGTCAAACCTAAAAGTCTTCGAGCATAATTATCATTATTTGTATAAATAAAATCATCTTTATTTATAATAATTGCAGCATTTGTAGGATCAGTACTTTCGTTAGTAAAGTCGTACTCTCCTCCTGAAGGATATAAAACTGGAGAAGAAAGAGTTGTTCCGTCAAAGGTTAGATTTGTTTCTCCATTTAAGGCTGTGCTAGAAGAAGCTGTAACTACACGATTATCTGCAAAATTTGAGATAGCAGTAATACCAGCTTGCTCACCTTTTTGACCTTTCGCTCCTTGTGGACCTGTTGCGCCTGTGTCTCCTTTGTCACCTTGAGGACCTGTTGGACCATCAGCACCTGTTGGTCCTGTGGGACCAGTCGTACCTTGTGAACCTGTTGCGCCTGTATCTCCTTTGTCACCTTGAGGACCTGTTGCGCCAGTAGCGCCTGTAGCGCCTTTCGTACCTTGTGGACCTGTGGGACCATCAACACCAGTTGCACCTTTTTGACCTTGTGGACCTGTTGGACCGTCAGCACCTGTTGGACCCGTTGGACCGGTCGTACCTTGTGGACCTGTTGCGCCTGTATCTCCTTTGTCGCCTTGAGGACCTGTTGGACCAGTCGCACCTGTAGCACCTTTCGCACCCTGTGGACCTTGAGAGCCTGTTGGACCTACTTCACCTTTTAATCCACTTGAAGGGCCTACCCAGTTACCAGATGAGTCAATAATTTCTGATCCGCTAATACCAATATTACCAACAATATCTAGCTTTTGAGAAGGATTATTTTTTCCAATGCCAACATTTCCTTGCTCATGCACTGTCATTCTAACAGTACCGTTAGTAGGTCCACCACTTTGATTAGGAGCCAGTCCGCCCGTTACAAAATGAATTGGTGAGCCATTATCACTACCTGCTGCCTTGCCTTCGATAACGAATGAATTAGGAACTGTACCCGTAGCTGTTTGACCCGAGTTACCCTCCATATACATATAGCCAGCAACTAAATTATTGTCTTGTCTCAGCTCTATTCGAGGATTATCTGCTTCATCATTATTATCTGCATCAGCTTCTATAATTAGTAGAGCATCTCCTGCATCAGCAGTAGATTTAATGTGAAGATTACCTGCGGGAGAAGTGGTGCCGATACCTAATCGTGATGTAGAAGCATCCCAGAATAAATCAGCAGCGCCTGAACTATTGTAAAATCCAATATCTCTGTTTGAATAGATTTCTAATGCAAGATTTGAGCCTTGGTTGCCTGCTACAGCAAATCGGTGTCCGTTCGCAGGGCTATCGTAAATTAAACGTGAGTCATTGTAAAAAATTCGTCCGTTTGGAAGAACTGATTGACCATCAATCTCAACCTGAGTAGAGGTAAAGGCTATTCCGGCGTTTGTAAGACTATCAATATCTAATTTAGTATCGGGAGAAGTAGTGCCGATACCAACATTGCCATCAACAATCGTTAGGACATCTGTATTATTACCAGCAACTTTAGTGCGGAGTCTAATTTCACCATCATTTGTATCATGCTTTAAAAAGTTAATACCAGCAAAAAATGAACCGGCAACATCTCCAGTTGAAATGCGTCCTAGGTAAGTTCCATCTCCACCATTTGGATTTGTAAAACGAAAACTTGGACCATCGCCAGAAGAATTTAGCAAAATATGCAATTCGTCTTCTGGAGAAGTAGTGCCGATACCAACATTGCCTGCATGGTTTACATAGAAATCATCGCCTGCAGAAGCAGACCCACTGATTAGAACTCCTCCATCAGGGTCTGTATTGTATAGTTCTAAGTTTCCGTTTCTATTGTATTCTATAATTCCTTGCTCACTACCAGATTTTTCAAACATTAACTTAATTGGACTCGCCGAAGAACCTGTAGAAGTTAATTTAAGAAAATCAGTAGCAGAAGCAGAGGATATTTCTAATAACGAATCTGGAGAAGTAGTACCGATACCAACATTGCCGCCGTTAAAGTAAGAAACATTATCTGCGTGTAATCTTACTTTACCAACCCCTTGGCTGAGCATATCTAAATAAGAAGTATTTACAGAGCTCCCCGATTTTTTTAATGTAAACAATGTTTCAGCGGAATCACTAAGCATAATTCCTTCAAAATTATTTGCCGCAAAAACATCTAAGTTATTACCAGGATTAGTAGTACCAATACCGACACGATTGTTCGCATCGTCAAGGTGCAGAATGCTATCGTCGTAAACTGTTACAACGTCCGCATCTGCTGAACCTGTTTGAATATAGAGTGCTTTATCAGCCGTGTTTACGCCAAGCTCGCCAGCAACACTATTGCTGCCTGTAAGTTTATTGCCCGACGTAGCCGACCGTTTGATCTTGATCGTCTGTGCCATATTGGTCCCCGTAAATCGCTTATATAAGCAGGGTTAAAGGGCTCTATTTAGAGCCCTATTTAAATTAGAAAGTTCCGCCGTCCAGAGTAGTAGTCCAAGACGCTGTACCTCCAGTACCCATTGTAAGAAGTGCACTGTCGGAAGAAGGCTTGACAAGTCGTGTGTAGCCTCCATTTGTGGCTGCACCGATCAGCAAATCACCGACTGCTGTAGCAGTAATACCTTTAATTCTTAATGCGTCTGAATTCACTTCAAGAGTGATATTATCGTCATTTACGTTGAGAGTATTTCCGGACTTACTAAGAGCATCTCCTGCAATAATTTGACCTGCACCGTTGAATTGAGTAAATGTAAGGTCAGTGGTGTCAAGAGTGATTGGATCATTTGTTGTAAGTACAAAACCGTTATCACCGTTTACAGTGCCTTCTTCAACAAAACAGAACATGCCTGAAGTAACGTCAGCAGAAGCATTTGCGTCTCCAGAGCGAGCGGGAGAAGAGCCTGCTACATAAATACCATTCTGGCTTGCATCTGTTTGATTTTTAACAAGTACACGGTCCCCGTCGGCAAGAGTAACACCATCAATTGAATCGCCTACTCCTAGGTCTGAAGCAATTGTAATTGCAACAGTTGTAGCAACTCGTACTGAGTCTTTAATATCAAGAGCTTGTTTTACAGCATCAACATATGCTTTTGTAGCAGCGTCTTGTGCTTGGGTTGGGTCTGTGACATTTGAGATACGTGAATTGCTTACATCAACTACGCCTGAGCCATTCGGATCAAGAGTAATATTGCCATTAGTGTCAGTAGAACTAATAGTTCGTCCATTTAAATTAAGCTGATCTACAGTAACTTCGGTTAGCCCTGCAATTGCAGTAGTAGTTGCTCCCAAATTAAGACTAGAAGTGCCAAGTGTAATTGAATTTGCTTCAACGTTACCATTTGTAACTGTAAAGTCAGTAGAATCAAAACTTGCAACACCTCTGCTACTACTACTTGCATTCGTTCCGTCTAATACTAACTTTCCACTAGAAATCTTTGATGCAATACCAATTCCACCCTCTACAGTAAGACCTTCGCCCGCTGCTTTATCAAGAGTATTATTATCGTCTGCTGTAATAGTAATTGGCTTTGATTCTACAAATCCAGAAGTTACAGCAAAGTTTACGCTGTCAAAGCTCGCAACACCTTTGTTTGCAGCTCCAGCAGTGGTAGCGGCAGTTGCATCTTCTCCAGAAATTGTAAGAGTAACATCAGTACCAGACTTAGCAACAGAAGTATTAATTCCTTCGCCACCGTGAATCTCTAAATCATCTGTAAGAAGTGCAACATCTGCAGTAGTAGAATCACCATCAACAGTAAGAGTTGCGGCAACATCCGTAAATGTAACAGTACCAGAACCATCAGTAACAAGAGCTTGTCCTGCAGTAGTACCATCAGAAGTAGGAAGCGTATATGCACCAGAAAACTCTACCTGACGACCAAACTTTACAAGCTCAGAAGAGTTTGTAGTGTCGAAAGTAAGATATGTATGGTCGGCAGTAGCAAACGTGCCTGCAGTTGCAGAGTTGTCAATTAATTTAAACTCTGTTGCTTGAGTGGTAAGGTCAATTGTGCCTGCATCAATATCTAAATTTGCAGCAGGAGCAATTTCAAGATTACCGCTAGAAGTAGCTATTTTATTTGTTTCAGTGTCTTTTGCAATTTCAATGTTTGCGACAAGAAACTCATTAATCTTTTTATTGCTATCTACTATAACCGCACTACTCGCAGTAAGAGTACCCGCAGTGTGATCAAGCATATCGGTATAGACTTCACCGCCGATATCAATAACAGCCCCATCACTAGGGCGACCAATAAAGAGCTTATCACTGCTTTCTGAATATGCTAGTTCACCTGCTGAGAGGGTAGTGGGGGTTGCAGTGGTTGTACTGCGTTTGATTTTAATAGTCTGAGCCATTTAAAAACTCCGGTTGCCTTTAAAAGGCTCCTGCGTCTAGCGTATCTGAGTCTGGTGAATCATCTCCTATCATTATAGGCACCCATTCAAAAACTCCTGCGCTAGTTTCGCGGTATACTTTTAGTTGATTATCGTCTGTGTCGTACCAAGTGTCTCCCTCTTCTACGTTTGAGCCAGTCGGTGTATCGTCGGAACGAAAGTTTTGGTCTGCTAATTGTTGAATAGCTTCGTTTAGGTTTGTAGCAGTTACACTTCCATGAGGAGTAAAAGCTACATCGGCTGCAGCTACAAAAGCTGTAGGAACTGCCAGATTATTTATTTCTACTACGGTTGTGTCTTCATTTATTGCGATTTCAACTTTGCCGGTCTCTGTTATCGAAACTTCTGTGACGTCTTCAGAGACCTGAACTGTTGTAAATGCTTCAGACATTATCGTGTAACTTCTTGGTTAAGTGTAACCTCTCCCTGTATAAGGCGTTTGACAATAGTATCGTTACTTGTAAAAATTTCTAAGTCATAATAATATCGACCAGCAGAAATTCCTGAAGAAGTAGCATTTGGAAGCTCCATAGTTATAGCTCCTGCGGCAGCATCCGCAATCGTACAAGTAAAGCTAGCAGCAGCGGACCCCGAAGCATCTTTTTTAGTGCGCAACTGCGCCCTCGCTGAATAGTTAGTGAGATTCTTAACGGAACCTTGCTCCTTTACTACTAAGTCAATAGTAAAGTCTGAACCTTGGTCAATAACTAGATTATATGTTGCTGCTGCCATTTATTTCTCCTATTGTGGAATTATAGCCTACAGGACATGCTATGTCAAGGTTTATTTTTTGGAGGTGTTATCGCCACCTCGGACCTTCCACCCATGCAACCAAAGATCTTCTAAGACCTTTGGAAACTCTTGTTACTTGATGTTCTAAATAACTAGGAAATACTAAAATAGATCCTTGAGTTATAAAATTCTCGGGGGTTTCAACGTGTTTAAACTCGAATTTACCGCCTTCATATTCTGCAGGGTCTGTTAATTGAACCACTACAGAAAGTTTTCTATCGTAAGGAGTGTCCGCACTCCAATTTATATCGTGATGCCAAGAATAAAAACTTCCTTCTCTATATTCTCCGTACTGTACAGAAGGGATATAAGAAGCATCTAGTGAGAAAGCATTTCTATTTGCTTCTTTATAGTAGTAATCTACTATATCTTTTATTTCACTATTATGAGTCCATCCTATTTTTGTATCTCTAATAGAGTTGTTTGTAGAGAGGTCATTTTGACTAAAGATTGTACCATCTCGCATAGTACACTCCTCCCTACAAATTTTAATTAACTCAGTACATCTTTCGGGAGAGAGTGCTCCCTGCCATAATTGCCACACTTGTCTCATTTTTAATCCTTAGAGATTTATGAAAGTTTTCCGATTCGAACTCTAAGAGTTGAACCATCAAAAATATCGATTCGATTGTTCGGTGCATCTAGTGCAATTGAGCCCGTACCCGTAGGAGTAGATATTCTAGTATACTCTGTAAAACTTGTTCCTGTACCATTATACTTAAATGCTCTATCTGTAGGAATATGCCAGTAAATATCCCCCTCTCTTGCAGGAGATTTAACTGATTCTATAAAGGTCTTTTTATTAGCATCTGATCTAATAGAGGACTGAGTATCAAATGCAATTGTTACTCCCGCATCTCCTTCCGGTCCCGGAGCACCAGTAGCACCAGTACCTCCTTGAGCTCCTTGGGCCCCTTGTGGACCTGTAGCACCTTTTGGACCTACTGGGCCTTGTGGACCTGTAGCACCTTGACCCCCTTGTGGACCTGTAGCACCTTTTGGACCTACTGGGCCTTGTGGACCTGTGGCACCTTGACCCCCTTGTGGACCTGTAGCACCTTTTGGACCTACTTCTCCCTGTGGTCCTGCAGGACCTTGTCCTCCTTGAGGTCCGGGCTGACCTTTTGCTCCTACTGGACCCTGTGGGCCTGTAGCACCTTGTCCGCCCTGTGGTCCTGTTGGACCAGTTGCACCCTTTGCCCCAGTAGGTCCTACACCTCCTGTTGCTCCTTGAGCACCCTGTGCACCTGTTGGGCCTGTTACACCCTTTGCACCTGTAGGCCCTTGTGGACCAGTAGCACCTTGAGTACCTTGAGCACCCTTAGCACCCGTAGGACCTGTATCACCCTTAGCACCTTGACCACCTTGTAGACCTTGTGGACCCGTAGCACCCTTTGCTCCAGTAGGTCCTTGAGCACCTTGAGCACCTGTTGGTCCGGTAACACCTTTTTGCCCCTGAGGGCCTGTTGGACCTGTATCACCTGTAGCACCCTGGACACCCTTTGGACCAGTAGGACCTATATCACCTTTAGCACCTTGACCGCCTTGTGGACCTGTAGGACCAGTAGCACCTTTTGCACCTGTCGGGCCCGTATTACCTGTAGCACCCTGCGCACCTTGTGGTCCTGTGGGTCCGGTAACACCTTTTTGCCCCTGAGGGCCTGTTGGACCTGTAGCACCAGGAGCACCCTGTGCACCTGTTGGACCTGTAGCACCTTGAACACCCTTTGGCCCAGTTGGACCAGTTGGGCCTGTTTGCCCTTCTGTTTTAAGAGGAGCTCCCATGTTACCTGAAGTTAATCCGCCTGCGGAACTACCTGTACCAATTATAGTATGAGTTACGCTAGTAACACCTCCAGAAACTTGGGTAGCATTAGCATGGAATCTATTAGCAGTAGAGTCGTCTACAACATACCAGAAGTTACTTCCTGTATTATAGAAAGTTGGAGTTAACTTGGTCATGTCTGCAATGGCTCCTGAGCCATCTGCAAAAACTTGTACCCAGTTAGAAGTATCGCTTTGAGGATTAGTAGTAGAGTTGGTTATAGCATTAATTGCTGCCCATACTTTACTATTGTACTTTACTACGTCCGCAAGTGCATAATTATTACCAGTACCCCACGAAGGAATTGTAGGAGACGACGATAAAATATCCTGAGAAGCCGCAGAATAGTACAAGAAAGTACTTAAGCCGTCAGGGCCGGGAGTTCCCGCCGCACCAGCAGCACCAGCAGGCCCTGCTACTCCCGTAGGTCCCGTAGCTCCTTGTGGTCCTTGTGGTCCTATATTACCTTGTGGTCCCGTTAGGCCAGTATCACCTTGTGGGCCAGTAGGTCCTGCGGGGCCTTGAGCGCCTGTTACACCTTTCGCACCTTGAGCACCTTGGGGACCTGTCGCACCTTGTGGGCCTTGAACACCTTTTTCACCAGTAGAACCCTTGTCACCAGTAGCACCTACAGGTCCTTGAGCACCTTGTGGGCCAGTAGCACCTTTTGCACCTGCTGCACCTTGAGGACCTTGGGCACCTTGTGGACCAGTAGCACCTTTTGCACCTGCTGCACCTGTAGGTCCTGTGACTCCTTGAGGGCCTTGAACACCTTTTTCACCAGTAGAACCTTTGTCTCCGGCAGCACCTTGTGGACCAGTAGCACCTTGCGCACCTTGAGCACCCTTTAAACCTGCATCACCTTGTGGGCCTGTTGGTCCTGTTGCTCCTTGAGGCCCTTGAGCGCCCTGTGCACCTTTTGCACCTGCAGCACCTACATCGCCTTGTGGGCCTGTAAGACCTTGTGGCCCTTGTGGACCTTGAGCACCTTTGTCTCCTGTAGCACCAATAGGGCCTTGAGCACCTTGTGGGCCTTGAACACCTTTTTCACCAGTAGAACCCTTGTCACCCGTAGCTCCTACAGGGCCTTGAGCACCTTGTGGGCCAGTAGCACCTTTTGCGCCTGCTGCACCTTGTGGGCCTGTTGGACCTGTTGCACCTTGTGGGCCTTGAACACCTACCTCACCTTTAGCACCTGCATCCCCTTGTGGACCAGCAGGACCTTGTGGACCTTGAACACCTATCTCACCTTTGGCACCTGTAGGACCTGTTGGTCCAGTGGCTCCTTGAGGGCCTTGAACACCTACTTCACCCTTGTCACCCGTATCGCCTGTCTCTCCTGTGTCTCCTTGAGGGCCTTGTACTCCTTTTAGTCCTTTATCTCCCTTATCACCCTTATCACCTGTGTCTCCTTGAGGGCCTTGTACTCCTTTTAGTCCTTTATCCCCCTTATCTCCTTTATCTCCGGGACCACCCTGGTCTCCAGGAGCACCCTTCGGGCCTGGAGGACCTTCATCTCCTTTATCTCCTAGTGTACCTTTTTCCCCTCTGTTATCTTCTGATGTGCCTGTTACACCGCCAGTTTCGCTAGTAGGATGATATGCGGAAAAAGTTTTTACATTCTTGGTTCCAGAAGTTCCTGTAGTTTGTGAAATAATAACATGACGTATCCAATAGAATCGAGTGTTTGAACCTCCCTCTACAATTGGATCTGTATGTGTTGTGCCTTCTACTGTTGCAACAAGTTCTGCATTAGCTCTGTCGTTGTCAGAAGATCGCCATATTTGTGTACTGTGCGTTGCTTCATCAAAATTACTTGCATTTGCCCAATTTAGTACTACTCCGCCTCTATTATTAGTAGTGCCTGTTAAAGAATGAGGGTTTGGAGGTACCGGCTTTGGAGCAAGAGCAGTTTCAGACTGACGTATTTCTCCACGACTTGGCCTATCAATTATATAGGTACTATCATCATGCTCTTCTGCTGTAACTTGTACCAAACAATCTTCTTTAAAAGTTAGGTTAGTAATTCTATATAATTTATCTGCCCAACCAAATCTAGGATAAGTAATCTTTATTACTTCTCCTGCAAGAAGCAGTAAACCTTTTGGCCCCATTGTAAAGTTAATTTTTAACCCTGAACGAGATTGATCTAAGTACTGTTTTGCATTTATACGAGCATTAAAATAGTTTGTTACATATGGAGCTTGGAACCTTCCTTTACGAGGAACCATTCTATCTTGCTTTAGATAAGTAGAGTTAAACATCATAACAGAACGACCTTCAAAGCGATTTTGTGGGTCGTTAATGCTTACATCTACTTGGTTATAAGTACCTTTTTGGCCTGCATCTTCTACACTGATGCTTCCAATAATATCGCCTTCTTCAATTTCTTCTGGTTTATAAGTTACTCCATCGACAGTATAACTTATAGAGTCTTTTGAGGCTTGCATTACAGCTAAGCTATATTTGCCTGAAGAGTATCTTAAAACGCCATTAAAGTGCTTAAGCATACCATTGATATTTTCAAACACAGGAGAGGAGGTATCAATAATAGCATTAGTTTGGTGACGCGTTACGTGTCTTTGATTTTGGGCTTCCCAGCCCAAGTATCTCCAATACTTAACATCATCACAATCGTAAATTTCGTACCCAGAAGATACAGACTGAATATTGCCACCGCTTACATTAATAGAGCGAATTACAGGATCGCCATCTGCAGTACTTCCTTTAACAGCTCTACTATCTGTTAAATCATAAGAAATAGTTTTTGCGCCTGTTCCGTCGGTTTTAGCAATATCAAGATCGCCAGTATACTTGTTTAATACACCATTAGGTTTAGTAGTAATTATACCGTCTGAGGGAGCCTTATACAAAACTCCATCATAATAATAAAGTTCGTTAGTATAAAAGTACTTCCAGTTTTCCCAGCGATGTAATAATTTTCCTAATACCTCTTCAAACTCTACTTCATAATAAGTAATGCTATTAATTACTTTAGACGTTCTAGTTTTTACTTTGCCCTGCCAATATGTTTTACCGCTTACTTTATATTCATAAATGGTATTATCATCGGGCTGATCCTTCATTATAATAGTTACGTTAGATCGCGTATCACAGGCACGTGCAGCTTCAAAGAAAGAGTCTAAATCAATGTCTAAGTCTTTGTCCAGTCCTCTACCATATCTTACGTCTGTTAAGTAATCCAATAACTGTATTGCAGGATTAATAGATACACGAGTATCTGGTACAGTTGCAAAAATCTTATACGTATCGCCGCTTCCTGGAGGGAGTTCAAAAGGTGAATCTACTTTTGCAACTTTTTCACCTCCGTCATAGTCTATAATAGTACGAGTTTGAACTCGAGTACTACCATCAGATAAAGTACGTGTTACTTCTATCTCTGAAAAGTTGTAGGCGTCATCGGTAGAGACTGCTCCAGAACCTAAGCGTATTGCATCAAGTACTGTTACATACTCAGTAACAACTTCGGAAGCTCCTTGAGTTGTTTCTCCTAAGTTTTGAAGAACTCCACTGTTATTTGAGTATGTTCCGTCTGCTACGTAAGCGTTTAAAAATCGAGTATCATAGCCTGCTTCTCTTACTGCTTCAGTAAGTTCTGGGCCAATGTTAAAAAACTCGCCCATATCAAAAGCAATATTTACAGGGTTAGAAGGATTACCGCTGCCTACTGTAACGTCAATACCATTTCCGCCCGAAATTGTAGTGCTTGTCTGAGAAGTAATTTCTTCTTGAAGCTCTCCAGGTACAGTACCTGCATGCCCTACATAATCCCATTTAACTAAATGATAAGTATTAGTTCCTTTTTTAATGTAAAAGGCTTTAACTGCTGTAGTAACATCGGGTTCCTCTTTGAATCGGAACCGAGTTTCCTGCTGTCCTTTTACATTTGTAATTGTATAAATGTCAGCAATTACGACATTACTATCTAACGCAGGACCGCCTGCTGTAGCGTAAGCCTCTACTGTATCTCCTATATTAAAATTAGATGCAGTATCGGTGTACGCAGGATCAGCTGCATATGAAAAATCATAGTTGTAACAGTTAATACCTCTTCCACGAATAACAAAATCAAGAGAAGGGATAGTAGTCTCCCCCTCTCCAATTGTATACTTCGCTACCATATAGGCAGTGTCTAATACTTGGTGAGCCGCGCCCCAGTAAGGATCGTCCCCGTCATAATAATCAGTAGCAATCTTAAAATTACTAGCATTTGACAGAAGAATGCTGTCTGCTTTTTGGTTCTTTCTTCCAGCATGAAACTGCATTACTGCATCAATAGGCGTGCTAAACTTTGTTCCTTTTTCGTGTGTAATACCTGCGCCTTGTGAAGTCGCACCAGTACCAATATTAGAATCTGTTATGGGCTCAAAATAAGAGTAGCCCATTGCATAAATTTCTGCTTGATCTGCTCCCGGGTACCAGCCATATAAGCCACCACCTCTACCAAAAGCAGTTTGATTTGCACGACGTCTATTTGTAGATGCTAATGATTGAGGAGTAAGTACATCGCCTCTATCTGCTCTGCCAGTACACAGAACGTCAATAGTATTTTCGGCAGTTTGACTTGATCGAGTGTTATTATCGTTTTCATCAATACAGATAGAAGAGGTATCATCAAAGTAGATATCGTAAAGACCGCCTACTTCTCCTTCACAAATAGCATACGCACAAAATACTTGTTTTGCATCATTGTTCAAAGTATCCACAAAAATAGGAATACTATCAATTTTATTCACACCATAAACGATAGGCAAGTACTTTGCTTCAAGATTAAAACGTAAATCTGCCTCTCGATCTACTTCTACTTGGTACTCTATTTGCTTATATTTCTTTGAGCCGTACCACTTACGCTTCATTTTCAGCTTTGTACGAGTCTCTTTCACCTGATAAATTGCTACCAAGTTAATCGCCTGTTCACTATGTAAGAAGCCTAAGTCTCTTGTATACTCAGGTTTGATTGCGGCATCTGGATCAGCTAACCCATTTTGGTCCAATGCTCGGTGATGAGCATCTGATGTTAGTCGTCCTTGAACACGGTTAAAATCACCCCAGTGACTAGTAATATTCCAAGTTACAGTTGATCCTTTTATAGGGTCTTCTGCAAGTTTACCTCCTCCTATAATTCCTTTAAAAAGAAGGTAGGGCGCTCCAATAGTCGCTCCTGTTTCAGGATTAATAAATGCTTTGTAGACAAACACATCACGATTAATGTATCGCGCATATGTACTAACAGAACGATCTGATATAATTCCGTCTACTTCTGGGCTCTTAAATGTAAGAGTGTATGTTCCTGTTTCTCCTACTAAAGCAGCTTCTAGTGCTTCTACGTTTGCGACAGTATTATTTGAACTAAAAGATTTGATTCTAACTAGCTTACCTTTATTTGAGCCGCTACTTGCAACAAGCTCAACTAAATCTCCTTCTCGAAAGCCAGCGTCTACAAGCTCTTCGGAAGAAGTAATTGTAGAAGAAGTAATCGTAAGACTATCTTGAAGAGTAGTATTTAAAGCGTTTGCATCAATTTGAAGAGTATAGTTTGTTGCCCGAGCTTCAATAGTTTCTGATACAGAACCTACTTTTTTAATTTTATTTGCAATGTATGTCTGAGATCCATTTGCATTTCCATCAATGTCTACAGACCCATCGTTAAAGGCTAGGTCAAAAGAACCGTCCGTAAGATACATATAATCTTCAGCCTTACGACGAGCTTTTTCTCCTTCCTGTGCACGAGGGCGCTCAAACTTTACTAAGTGAGCGTATACAAAACTATCTTCTTTTAATAGTGCATTTCGTAGTGCACTACTTACACTTCTTACCGCCATTACTGCACTTCCTCAAGGCTCAAAGAAAACTGATACAGATTATCTGTATTTAGATCATATGTTTCAATATTGCCTACTCTCACAACCTTTATTAAAGGATTATGAAATACAATGTCATCGTTGTTTGATACTGCTTTTGCTAGTCCCGGAACAAAATGAATGCGTGCTTCGTTTACTCCAGGTTGTATATCTTTATAGTCAGCGTTTGTCTCTACCCGAGTAACCGTGTACGCTTTCTTATGGTTTGAATCTGTTCCGTTTATTGTGAACATATCTCCAGGGCTTGGATAGCTGTCTGTAGAAGTATCATAAGTACTTCCATCAAGAGTCATAATAGTTGACCCCGCAGAGTGAGCCGCTGTTACTTCAAGATTCTCGGTTGCCACATGAGCAGCAAAATCACTATTTTGAGGAGTTCTATACTGAGGTAAAGAAACATAAAAAGGGTTTAGTGGCCCACGTCTTTGAAGTAAAAAAGTATAAATAGGCTCAAACTCTGCACGAGTCATTGGATTATATTTAATGTTTATTTTGTACTTGTGGTAGGCTTGAGCACGCGCAAGTAGTCTACCCGAATTTGTACGAGTAGACATATAAGGCTGTTCAGAAGTAATTTTTACAGAAGCAAAGCCAGGCCCAGCATTGCCCGCAGTCTGCCCAGCAGATCCAATATTATTATTTGGATCTGGTAAAACGTCTTGAAAACTAGTAAAAACTGCCATTAGTATCTACTTACTCCGCCTGTTGTGTCATTAAATACTGAAGTATCTACTGTCTCTACGAAGTCTTGCCCATATGAATTTGCGGCTTCTCGAATCATTCCTATGATATTACCTTGTTGTCTAATGAGCAGGTCTTCTACGCCTGCCGCGTCTACTGCATTAATACTAAAGTTTACATTTGTAGGTGCAGCTTGTGTTACTTCGTCATTTGGTACAATAGTTCCTGGAGTTTCCGGTACAAACAACTCAGGCCCTTGCTCTCCTACCATGAATGCTGTATTGCCTCCGCCCGCTCTGTTTCGATAGCCTCCAAATGCGTTACGGAAGTTTTCTGGGCCTCCTGAGCCACTCTCTCCTCGGAAGTACGCAAGCTCTCCTCGTGCTGACTGTGAACGTGCCAAGTCTACTGACTTCCTTCTTTCCCCCATACTAATGCCACTGGGGCCCGAAGCTGAAGGTGCTGATCCGCCTCCTTGATAAGAAGTACCTGCGATAACTGCCAACTGAGCAGCCCCCAACCCTGCAACTACTGCCATTTGTGCGGCAGCAAGAGCAGGACCTACATAAGGGTCTTTAATACCAGACCATAATCCCATAATTGCAGAAGCTGTATTTGCAATAACTTGAGCCATTTGCATTTTCTTATTCTGCTCAAACTCTTTACGCTTCATAGCCTCTTTTTTCTTTTCTAAGGCTTTTAACTTTGCTACACTTTCTTTAGATTTGCCGTCTCTTTTCTTTTCTGCTGCAATTTGATTGTCAATTTCTCCAATAGCTTGCTTACTTTGAGCAGCCATAATACTTGATATACCACCAATAGCACTTGCTGCCATTGCAAAACCTGCCGCTAATCTATCCGAGGTACTTTCTCCTGCTTCTGCAAACGCATCAAAGTTTTGCAAAAGATTTGAAGTTGTCATTGCCATTGCTGCTACTATTTCACCTTCTGGTCCTAATGACTCAAGTGCTTTTGCTTGCGCTTCAATCATGCCAGTTATCATTGCGGTACCTGCACTTCTTACAGCATTTTGTGCCGCAACTAAAGCTTGTTCTGCTACTGCTACCTCTTCTGCAGTAGCTTCTCCACTAAGGCTTGCAACAAAAGTATCGTCTGCATTAGTTTTAGCAGCAGCGGCTGTTACTTGTGCTTGATCTAACCCATCTCTACCTGATTGTATTGCGGAAGCTAAACCTGAGTCTCCAGTGCCTTGCATAGCTGCTAAAGTAGGGGTTCTTTCTGGAATTCCTCCTGCTATTGCTTCTGTTACGCCTATTGCGGCACCTCTAACTTTTTCTTCTGCAATTTGCTTAGTAAGGTCTAGTTGAGCACGTAATTTATCAAGAACTAGCTGCTCTGATGCAGTTATGTTCTCGGCTCCACCTATACGAAGAATAAACAGAGCTTCTTCTAATTCTGCTCTAGCATTTGTTAAGGCTAGCTCCATTTGTGCAGCAACTACTGCGGCTTTTGCGCTTGCTACTTTTTGATTAAATTCTTCCGCAGGAGTAGTTCTACCTCCGCTAAGAGAGTCTTGTATTTTCATTATACGCAAGTCATTCTTAACTTGCTCAACTTTTAACCCATTTTGTCGTTCAATCTCTTTACTTAAAGAAATTTGAGCTTTTAATCCCGCTTCTGTTGTATCTTCTAAAGATAATTCAAGCTTTAATCTATCTGCATTTAATTTTGCGATTTCTTCTAAAGTTGCGGCTTCGTTTTCTGTAGTATCTAATATGGTTGTTAAAGCGTTGATTTCTTCGTCTAACAAATTTATTTTTGCTTGTTTTGCTGCATTATTTGCTATTGCTACATCTTTTTCTGTGCCTACAATTCCTGCTGTTGCTGTTTGCATTTCTTTTGCAGCTTGAGCTGTAGTATGTACAGTCTTTTGAAGTGTAGCCATGTTAACTTGGGTATCTCTTATAAACTGTAAAAACTTACGTGCAGCTCCGAGCAGTCCGTCTTTGCCCATGTCTTCTAAAAACTTTTTAGGTATTCTTAGCTTTTTAAGATTTTCATCTTGCTCTTCTAAAAGCGCAATAGCTTCTTGCGCCGCTGCAGTGGGCATCATTCCCCCTCCCAAAACATATTGGGTTTCTTTTGCTGCAGTTTCTAAACCTGTTATTGTATTGATAACTCCTGCTACACCTTCTTCAATATCTTGGAAAGGTCGTTTGATCTTTGTACCTACTCCAACAATTGTAGCATTTGCCTTTGAGACGGCGTCATCTATTTGATTAAAGGAGTCTCGTATAGCATTAGGAGTTCTTTGAATAATTGCAAAATCAATTTCAAATTGATCAACAGTATACGCAGAGTCTTGTATTAGTCTATCATAAAGAACTCGTAATTCTTGTAGATCCGACTTAAACTGTGCAGTACTAAAAGGGGTTACATCACCTGTTCTTTCTGAAATGGCTTGTTGTATTCTTAACTCATCCATTGCCCCTTTTAATATTGCTGCAGCATTTGCTTTAAGTAGCTCTTCTAGCTCAGCTTCTTTAGCATTTCTTTCGTCTATTTTAGCGTTTATTTGAGATTGCAACCCAGAACTCTTCAACCTTAACTCATACTGTTTTTGAAGAGATGCAATAGCGGCGCTTTCGTCTAGAGCCCCTTCAGCCACCAGATCTTTCATGTATTGAGGAAGATCGTCTGCTGTAAGTTCTCTAGAAAGTGCCTCTCTTTCTTGTTTTGCAGCTTCTGCTTGTGCCTGAGTTAGTTGATAAATTTGTCTTTCTAAATCAAAAGTAGTTTTTTGAAACTCATCTCTGGAAGATTGATTTACTTCTTTTATTTTTCCAATAATCTGATCAAGAATTCCAGCGTAAGCAATATAAGAATTAGCTAATCTTTGTCCTCCTATTGCTGTGGAGTCATTGAAACTTTTCTGTATATCTTCAAAGTTTTCAAAAGACGCAATTGCTTCGTCTAGTCTTTTTTGAACTAAGTCTTCTGGAAAAAACTTTTCTTTTATAATCCCATACAGAATACTAATACCAGAAATAATTAATCCAATATAAGGAAGAACGGTAAAGAAAGCAGCCCCAAGAACTTTTAAGCCTCCTGCTGCTGTTCTTGCTGAAGGACCTAAGCTTTTTAATACTTTTGAGAACCCTTTCTTCTCTTTTGTTCCTTCACGAGTTTTTTCAGCGTCTTCAGTGTGTGCTTGTCCTAAATCCCTAAATGCAGCTATTAAATTTAAAGAAGTTGCATTTTGTACTGCAGCCGCTCTACTTGCAGATATACTTGCTTCTGTTTGAGACGCCTGTAAGTCTTTTAGTCCAGACAAACGATTAGCATAATCGGCTTTTGCATTAGTTAGTTTAACTATTTCTTTTTGAGCTTTTGCAGTTACATTTCCATTTTCATCTAGGTCTTGGTTTAATACATTAATTTGTTTTTGAGTTGCGCCCATTTTACCCAGTAAACTGGATTGAGCACTACCAAAATCTTTTGCACTTGCTGATCCATCTTCTAACTTATCTGCAAGTTCTTTGAATTTAGGGGGCAATCCCTTTCCAGTTACCAGACTTCGTGCCATTTCTGAACGAACTTGGAATAATCCTTCTGCACTTTCAGCAGAAGATTCTGCCATGCGTAATAACCCAGGAGCAACAGTGCTAGTAACTGCCGCTCCCAGCGTAGTACCTACAGCAGCCAGAGACCCTAAGTTTCTAGCAGCAAACCCTACAGCGTCGCCTAAACCTGCAAAATTGTTGAAAAACCCTAAAAATTCTTTTTGTAAGTTAGCTAAAGAGGCAGACAATTGGTCATAAGGGTTTGGATCAATAGCTTGACTTAAGTCTTCATACTTTTTAAGACCTTGTTCAATAGTTGCATTTAAGAATGCTTGGCTTCTTTCATTCTGAGTAAGAGAAGAGGCAGCTACTCCTAGACGATCTGCATAGTTTTGAACTGCTTCATCTAGCCTAACAAAAATACCTAGTTCGTCTAGGATTTCTGGTTCGACTTTTGCTGTACCTCGTACAAGACGATCAAAAGCATCGCCCATGTCTCTTCCAAGAGCAAGAGAGGCTCCTTTTGCAACTTTTGCTAAATCGTTTAATTGATCAGATCTAAATCCTGAAGCAGAAGCCAGAGCTGTTGCTCTCATTGCTTGTTCTGCAGAAAGGGCCTCTCCAGTTATTTCTCTAAGTCCTTTTGCAACATCGGGAAGATTTCTTCCTGCAGCAGCGCCCACAGCAACCAAACCTTTCTCTAATTGTTCTACCTGAGCGGCACGTCTAAAAGCATTAAATGCTGCGGTAGCGGCAAATACGTTAGAAGCTAAAACTGCATACGCACTAACAAGACCAGTACTTCCGGTCATAGACTCTCGCATTTTACTAAATGCTTTTGTGCCGTTTGCTGTAGCTCCTATTACCCCCTTCTCGCCTTTATTATAGCGATTACGGGACTTACCAAGATCATCTGTAGCTTTAGCGGCTTTTTTTGCAGATTGTTCTACCTGCTTTAGACTGCCATCCTCATCTAGCCTGACCTTAATTACGATTTCATTTGCCACGCGTTTGTCTCTTTAGCTTATCTCTCTCCTTTTTTAAGTGTTCGGAGGATTTTTTAATAGCTCTTGAGTCTAACCAACTCAGTATTTCAAGAAAGTATTGTGTATCTTCTATTTCTAATACTTCTATTAATGCTGCCAAGTTTGTATAGTCTTTACCTATATAACCTATATCAGAAACTACTCTGTCTCCTAGAAGATTAAAAGTTTCTACAGCATAAGTAAATATATCTGGCAAGTCTTGGAAGTCTGGCGGTATTTCTGCTTCGTCCGGTTCTTGCTCTAATTGTTCCATTACCTCGAAATATCTATCTCGAGTCATTCCTGTTTCACTATTTTGATACAGCTTTTCCAGTCTTTCTAGGGCTAGGTCTTTCTGATCCTGTACGAAAATTGTCTAAGTCAAAGACTACCTCATTGAGCCATGTATCAAATTCTGTAGAGTTTTGTACAAGTACTTCTGCATTTTCTTGCGAGTACTCTACTTCGGTGCTAGGATCTTGATCTCCTGAATCAATTAAAATAAGAGTTTCAAGATGCTCAAGAGTAAGACCTTTCCAGTTTTTAATACTAGCTTCTGAAAACTCTACTACAAATTTTTCTTCGTTTAACTCTTCCATTAAGGTTCGAGTCTTTCTATCAAACTTTTGCGAAGTACAGCGCTTTCGCAAATTTGTTAATTCTTTGCGCGAAAGATTCGCGACTTCTACCGAAAACCCAGATAGCCCAGGAAAATCGATCCAGACAGACTTGCTGTCAACCATAAGTTTTTTAAGTTGCATTTATTGACCTCCTCAGTCAGTTTCGTATTTAAGTATAGTTCCTAAGTCTGAAGGATTTTGTGTCATCCTCCAATCATAGTTTTGAAAAAATACTTGCTCAGTTTGTATTCTATTAGTGAAGCTACAAGTAGCGTCTCCAAAACTAAATCCTCTAAAATTATTACCAGATTGTCCGTTTCCTGCCTTAATATTAATAGTAGCGTCGTGATCCCAATCTAAAGTATTAGTTGTATTATCATCTAGTAAATATTGAGTGATTGATCCTGAGAGTATTTTTTTACTGAGGCTAAAACTCGAAGGGTACATCGAGTTTGTAGCTGAAGTTGCCGATATTGCAGAGTTAACTGTTGTATAAGGAGTCCACTTTATTTCGTTCTGTAGCTCCATAGTAACCTGTGCAATATGGGTGAGGGCTGTACTATTTACAGTAACTGATACAGTAGGTAGTATATAGCTACTGGTAGCACTCCTACTTTGTAGAGTTCCTGTAAGTGTTGCTCCTCTTGTCAGCTTTGCGCACTCTCCAGTAATTTGAAGACTCAGGGGTCGAGATCGCTCGATAACGAAACTCCCATTTGTCATAACTGCTGTTTCGAGTTTAAACGTGTCTGCTGATGTTTTTACAAACATATCAAAAGAAGTAGCACCTAGTAATAGTGTTTCAAGAATAGTATAATCCGCTTCAGTTAATGCAGGAAGAGAAAACTCAAAAGTACCTGCGTTTGCTTTGTTAATTACACTAGCTTCAAACACATTTGATTGTGCATGCAGAGTCTTAACGGGATAACTTTTTTCAGAGAATGTTTGACCGATTGATACATCAGTAACATTTATTCTGTGTCTGTTTTCTCCGCTAACAATAAATACTTGTGCCTCTTGTTTAAAATTGTACGTTGGCATTGATTCTTCTCTGCTAGAAGCCTTGTTTTACTATCACTAACTATGTAATTATATTGTACAAGAGGAGAAATGTCAAGAATTATTTTTTGTAGGAGTAATAAAAAAGGGGCCGAAGCCCCTTTGAAGTAAACGTTATTTATTATGCTTTATAAGTAAGAGTTGCCTCATCCGTTGCACTAACTGTAGAAGGTAGTGCCATAAAGTTTGTTTCCATTGAGATCACATCTTCGATGCTGTGTGTAGGAATCTCAATGTGACAGGTCGGGAGATTTACTTCTAAACGGTTGCCTGAAGTTCCACCAATCTTGAAAGTAAGATTGAAAGAGTTAGTTACAACAGTTGTAGCATTACGCAAATCATCAAACAAATCACGAGACTTGTTAGAGTTCAAAGTACTGGTGTTCAAAGTAAGGTAGCAAGTAAATGATCCTCCGATTGTACGAGTACCAGTTACGTGAGCAAACGGAGTGTTTACTACGCCAAGTTCCTCTGGAGTGATGTAACTTACATTGTTACTAAAGCTTAAGCTTCCACCTGTAAGAGTTAAGTCATACGAAGACTGGAAGTTATCAGTGTCTGTAGAAGTTGCAGTCAGCTGAGACAAACGGTTACGAATAAAGTTATCTGTCTGCGTAACATCTTCGTAGACTCCAGTAGTAAGATCTGAAGTAGCAAGATTGCCACTGCCTGGAACTGACTTTACAACAAAGAGACGATGTGAATCATCAGTGTCAAGCCAAATATCTCCATCTGAAATAGCAGAGCCGTCTTGAGTCACAGCATTATAAGCAGGCTCAGCGTTAGCCTCAATAGTGCTGCCTGTAAATTCAATAACTTCTGAACATTGTCCAGACCAGTTAATTGTTGCAATTCCGTCAATATCAAAATCAAGAGTTGCTTCGTTAACAACGCCGTCTTTTAGCTTATAAACAGAACGATCTGCATCACCAAGTACAAAGTAAAGGTTACAAGTACCTAAACTTGAACGGTTTGAAGACTTAGCATTAAATACTGAGCCTGCTGCTGCAGGTACGTTAACAACACGCTTGGCTTTGCCTCCGGTGCCGGTTGTATCATCATCACTATCACGAGTGAAAATTGTGCCAACGTTACCGTTTGCTGCACCTAAGTCTGTCCAGTTTGTTGACCCGGCCGTAGTAATAACATAAGTATCACCGACAACCAAACCATCAGAACCTGGAGCGCCTGCTACGACCGAGATCTCTTGATCGCTAGTCATTGCGTATGCTGTAGAGTTCCACTCTCGAGCACCCAAGAATAGGCCCCAAAGAACTTCTTCTACTGCGTGAACTTCGGTTGCTGTTCCGTCTGCTTTGCCTGCCCCACTTCCTGCGGACGCAAAAGGACGAACATATGTAGAAAGAGACCACTCACCGGGAGCCAGTGCAGTATTAAATGCACGACGACCCCGACGGCTAGTTCCAGTAGAATCTTCCATTTCCGCTAGTGTAATTTCTGTAGACTCGTTTCCTTGTGAGAAGCTAAAGCCGTCCAGAACCGGAATCTCCCACACTACATCATTAAACTCGATGTAGCATTTCGTATCGCGGCTAAAATAAATTTTATCTGCCATAGTTTATCTCCTATGCTATTGAAAGGACTAGGGCGTGAACGTTTGTTCGTGCCAGTCGTTTCTAGTATCGAACCTCGACTTGGATTTCTCCAACACCATAAGGTTCTAGAGTACCTTCATCAGTAGTAATACTAACAATGGTAATTTGATGAGTACTTTGAGAGCTCCCCCGTCTATCTTCGTAAGCCAACGAACTGTTAGTTTCTAGTACGGTCTCAATGTCCTCTAATAGAGCTTCAAGTGCATATACAGCGTCTTCCTCATGAACATAACAACGAATAGTTATGCCTAAAAAACGATCTTTATATCCACCACCTTGATATTCTCTTGTTTCGGACCCTACATTTAAATGTACTGCCGGAAATTCATCTACCTCGTCCCAAAATTTTAAACGAGGATGTACGTTTCGATATAAATCAGTATTAAAATCTCCATTACCGTCTATATCTTTTAATTTTTCTGTTAAAGCATCTGCGATGGCAAGTCTACGAGTTGTGTATGTTCTTGACATTATAATCTCCTAGTAAATAATCTTCCCATTGCTTGCTCTGCAGCTATTTCTCGTATTGTTTTGTCTATCAGTCTTCTAGGATCTAATTCAATACTTCCCTGTTTTCCTCCTTGCTCAAAAGTAGCGTAAGGACTTTTTCGGTATGTATACCCTATACTAGGGAACCCTTTTGGGGTTTGAAAAATATCTATAACTCGTACTGAAGCAGCAAATCGTCCTGTTCTATTATTTAGCGCAGGATCTCCCATGTTATTTAAAATTGCTGTAGGAAGTCTAGCGTTAAATAATGCAAGTAAAGCTGCTTGGTTAAATTGTGCTTCTCTAGGCCTGGATCTAGGTACTGATCTTCTTTTGATTTTTTGATTAGTGCCTTTTGTAGATCTTTTAGCTTTTCCTGTTGCTTTTAAACTACTAGAGCTCTTCTTTCCTTTAACCTTAGTGTCTTCTAATGTTATTATTGCTCCTTCTATCTTCTCAAAAGGAGCAATAATCTTTTTAAGTTGTTTTTTACGTCTAACTTCTGCTAAACTATCAGACCCTGTTAATCCTTCTAGTCCTTGACCGCCTATAGTTCTTAGCTCTTTCATAGCTAAGTTTACTTGTTTGATTAACTTATTCCGCTTTCCTGTATCAGATCCGCCCTTTCTAACATTTATTAGACCGTCTCCTAAATATACATTTATTTCTTCAGCAAGATTATCTTTATCAATTCTTATAGCAGAATAATCACCCTCTAGGTTATTCAACTCTCTCATCAGCTTAGTAGCATTAGTACTCGAGTCATTTAAAGAGCCTTGCATTAAATTATTCAAAGCTCTTGCTGATGCATCTGCTATATAAATTTCAAGGTTTGATTGCTTATCATCATGCTCTAAATGAAATGCTGTACCAACATTTAAATCTATAAAAGCTCCCTGGCCGCCTGTCTCTTTATTTTTTGCGCTTTTACTCCATCTTTTTAGCATTTCTCCATCATTAAATGGAATGACTAATTCTAAAAATCTAGCGTATAAAATATCTAATGCGTCTTTATATGCTGAAACTGCTAAATTATAATTACTTCTATTGCTTGTCCCTGTTGAGCTGGGAGCTTCTAAAAATACTACCTCTATTACAGGAGGGGTTGCTGTTTTATCATAAATTACATTTTCTGGGTCTGCTGTTTTTAATGCTGATACTTTAGTATGAACATCATCCATAAAAGTTTTTATCGCTTCGTCAAAATCTTCTTGAACTCCTCCCCGAGAGGACGAAGTTTTTAAAATATTTGAATCAACATTTGCTTCATTTAAAACAGTGTAAAAAGTTGACCTTACTGCAGTTCTTGCCACTGTAAGATTTGCTACTAGCCTGTCGGTAGTACTTGTTCTATACTCTTGAGCTTTTGTTTTTAGCTCTTTATCTAGCTTTTGTAAAAAGTTATAAAGATCCTTCTGAGCCATTAGAAATTTTTATACATATCAAGTATACGTTTGATATGGTCTGGGAAACCTCGTCCGTCTCCGCCTCCTTGGTTTTCCATAGTTGCGCCAGCAATAGTGCGTCGCATTACGTGCTCATCCTTCATGTAGTACTTAATCAAGTCCACTACAGCTAATCTTAAATCATGGGGACAGGTTTCATAACCTGCCTTATATGTAACTTTTACTGATCCCGCTCCGCGAGGCCAGTTTTTATAGGTAGATCCCGTTACGTACAGTACGCTATCCGTCGTCGTGTCTAGATAATAGTCTGTAGTTGGCACGGTCGTGTAACTGGCCGTAACGGAATCTCTTTTTTCTACTGAAACAATACTGGTTACAGGACTTTCAGTTAATTGGATAATGTGAGTGTTCCAATCAATATTAAAAGTCTCCACTTTGTTGGTAGAGTAAAAATCTACAATACTGTTTCCACAATAAGTTTTTACTAATTGACTCACGGAATCAATCAGTTGATTTATACGAAAGTCGTCCTTAGGGTTAGTAAGTCCTTCAATCTGTTTATAATCTGCAAGAGTAATTAAATTTGCCATAATAAATCAATTAGTAAAAACTTGGGGAGGCGAACCTCCCCAGTTTATGTAACTCGCTATTAAGCGATAAAGTCGATCTTAACTGAAGGCTCAGCACCGGTTGCACCAGCGATGATTTCTTCAAAACCGAGTGACTGTGAAGCAACCAACACGCGACGCTGGTTCATTACTTCATAGTCTTGCTCTACTGATACACCACGGAGACGTGGTACAACGTAGTTGCGAGTATTAACTGCGAATGCAGCAGGTGCGCCAGCCGCTTCTGCTGGGAACTCCTCAGATACGATTACGGGTGAACCGTATACCGCACCGATAGTACCAACAACACGTGCCGCGAGGTCTGAACCTACTTCATCCAGAGTCTGGAAGTTAGCATCATTCAACAAGTCAAAATAGCTGTTCTGGCTTACGATGTATGCAACATCAGAAGGCATCAAGCCGTACTTGCCCATCTGCTCACGAGCTGCCAACAGACGTGCTGCAGTCAACTTAGTAGCATCAGAGATGTCAAGAGTAGTGCCATGAGCAACTGCATATCCATCAAGACCAGTGATTGAACCTGAACCATTGATGATTGCATCTTCTACTGCACGACCGTGTGCACGAGCAACTGACTCAACAAGCATAGGCATCAAGTTAATAAGTACCTGCTCGTCTACATCGTTGTCCATAAATGTGCTTGAAACCAGACGATATGCATTCAATGTTACTTGCTTTGCATTGTACTGATTATTAGTAACTTCTACACGGTTTTCCAAGTTACCAGAAGTTGCTGAGGTTGCAAATGCAGCCTTACCAGCGTCTGTCTGGATTGGCAATACAGTAGCACCGCCATTTACTGGAATCTCACGGAACAAGCGAGCTACTTTCAACTCGTGCATGATTTCCTTCTCGATCTGTGAAGAAACTTCCTGATCGATGTCAGCAGCGTTGGCTGCATAGTTGATACCAGCCTTCTCTTGAATGTCACGAGCGTAGTCAGTTTCCCAACCCTTACGAGTCATTACACCTAGCATGTGAGCGGCCAAAAAGTCCTGACCCCACTTACTGATGTCCTGCTTCTCTGCACGGTCAGCGAATACACGCTTAGAGTCGCGCATCTTAGAGATCTCGTCAGATTTCTCTTCGAGCTCTTTCTTATACTGAGCAAGAGTCTCTTCCATGTTCGCATTACGCGCATTCAACTCTTTTTGTACGTCTGCAAGCAGACGCTCAGCACCTGACTCGATACCAGTACGGATCTGAGTCTTAACTTCTTCTTCCTGAGCTGCCTTAGCAACTTCAGCTTCTTCAGCTGCCTTAGCTTCTGCTTCAGCGGCTGCTTTTTCTTCGGCTTGACGAATTGCAATCTTAGCAGCAGTCTCATCCGCTACCTTCTTAGCAAAAGCCTCAAGGTCGATTTCGGGAGTTTGTACTTCCGACATTG